AAGCCGGTGATCGTGGTCGAGCCGCTGATGGTGATGAACGTCTGCGGGGACGCGCCGATGTTGACCGTGGCGGCGCTCGCCAGCGTGGCCAGGCCGCCGCCCATCTTGGGCAGCCAGTTCGAGTTGGCGACGTCGAGCGTCCCTGCCTGGTTCCAGTTCACGCCGTCGTAGAAGTTAATCTGCGGAAAGTTGACGTTCGTCGTGTTGAACCAGGTCTGGAACTCCTGCGCGACGCTTCCCGGGCCGTTCGCCGGCATCGACGCGCCGGAACTCTGCGTCGCCAGCGCGTTGTAGGCGCCATTCATCAAGCCGGCGAACGTCACCATCGAGAACGAGCCGCCGGTCGGAACGTTGTATGAGGCTTGGGACATCTAACTAATATCCAGCAAACTCGATGTTGACTGTTCGGGCGACAGGGCTGCCAGCATTACTAACCTTCACGACCGCGCCAGACAAGGTGAGGCTCGTCACCGTCAGCAGATCGCCGCTCGATTCATTGGTGATCGACGCTTGCCACGTCGGGAGCCCCGGCAAGGACGGGACGCCACCGGGGCCGCCGTTGAACGGTGCCGGCGTCCCAGAATCGTCCGGCTGGAACGTGACAGTAAGACCTCCGGCGGTGCCAGGGACCGACGCACCGATGAGATGGTCGATACGAGACGGGATGTGCACGGCGTACGAGAACGCGGAAACACTCGCGATCGTGTTGGAGTCCGTGGATTGCAAAAATATCTGCATGTTGAACGCTTGCGCCGAGTAGAACCCGGCGCGATAGCGCTGCCATCCCGTGAAGGTGATCCCGTCCGGCGACAAGTTGATGTTCGGGAAGGTCGAGATGAACGCGTTCGCGCTGGACCCGAATATGTCATTGTGAGCGAAAACATCGGTCCATGTAAAGATGTTCTGACCGACCGGGATACCTTGGCTCACCCAAGAGCAGTCCACCAAACATCCGACGCTGCGCCCGACGTTGATGATGTGCCCGGTCGGGATCGTGTAGGTGCCGCTCACGGTCGTCACCGTCGAATAGGCGTACCAGTCCGGCAACACATAAAGATCGACGATGCTGTAGATGTCTCCACTACCAAACGGCCCGAAATTGTAGATATCGGTGAGCTGATAGATGTCGGGGATGCCGTAGATGTCGCCGTTGCCGGACGTCTCGATCACGTTCGAGTCGTTGTACACGTTGCCGGCGAACGTGCCTGTCAGAATGCCGGTGCCGCTAAAGAACTCGTCGAAGGATTTCACGATGTTCAGCGGGATCACGGCGGAATTGGCGACGATGACGAGCGTCGCCGCGTTGGTCGAATAGACGTCGAGGCCGGGAACCGGCTGGCAATGCGCTTTGATGAGGTACTGGTTGCTGCCCGTGGTCGATCCGATCGCCGGGACGTTCGGGTGCAGATAGCGTCCTATGACGAGGCCGGTCGCCCAGTCCACGCCGCGCCTGATCTCGTAATCGATCGGGTTGCGGAAGTCCTTGATCTCGTCCCAAGCGAACAATGTGATGTTGCTCTGGTAGTTGGTCGTGAAGTTCTGGACGTCTGGAAGGGGAGAGATCAGCGCGGTGCCGACGATCGTGTAGGTATAGGGCGAGACGGACGCGAGCGTCTGCGGGCCGCCGCCATATTTGTTGAAGTTGACCAGTTTGATCGAGAGCACCTGCCCGATGCGATCTTGCGTGAACGGGATGCGGAATACGCCCGAATCGACCCTGACGAACGTGCTCCCGGGCGAGACGTTCTGCGGCGTGGTGCCGTAACCGCCGCGGTTGAGCGTCGTCAGGTTGTACTTGTTGGCCCCGGTGACCGTCGCGTCGCGGTAGGCCAGGAACTCCCCGCCCATGTAACAGAGCGTCGCGAAACCGAGGAGGTCGGCCTGAGTCGCGGTCAACAATTGCGCACCGCTGGCGGTCAGATCGACGGACAACGTGCTGGTCGTGTCGATCGTCGGCGGCGTGGTGGCTATGGCGACCGCCGGCAGCGACGCCGTGAGCACGCCCATGCGCGTCGGCCCGAGCTGCTGGCCGACGTAGACGTAGTTGACGCCGTCGTAGCTGACGTAAACGTTCGCGCCGCCCCACGTGGTCAAGTTGACCGGCTCTACGGCCATCATCACTTCGAGGTCGCCAACGAGAGGGTCGGTCGGTTCGAAGAAGAACGGCTGGAGCGTCAGACCTGGGTCGATGTTGTAGTTGGTGACGAACCCGGTGTTGGCCTGGTTGCCGTAGATGGGAGGCGACGCGGCGCCGACCAGCATGTCTTCGGCGATGAGCGACAGCGTGTAGTCTTCGTTCTCGGTTATTTCCTTGATGCGCACCAGCTTGCGGGAAAGGCCGAGGTGCGAATCAGTCAGCGTCACCAGGTCCATCGGCTCAAGAAGCACATACTTGGCTCCGAGCGAGAACTCGTACGTCGTTATGACCTGCTCGCGGCCGAGCTGGAGGTGCGCGCACGTCAGCGCCGATGACGCGAGGCAGAACCCTTCCATCTGCTTCTGGTCGCGCTTGCGGACCGAGTATGCCTGGATCGACGCGTCGTCCTTCGCCTCGACGATGGTCGGGTTGTAGTTATTGCTCCGGTCCAGATATTGGATCGTCACCGTGTTGTAGATATCGCCGACCGCCTTGATCTTGACGATAACTGGCGAGTTGTACGAGCCCTTGCCGGAGGCGATGAAATCGTCGTCCGTCAGGTCGAACAGAGGCGAGAGGTTGGGGCTGTACGTGCCGCCGTTCGCCGCGGCCGACGCGTCGTAGTAGGGGACGATCTTCAGCGTGCCGTTGGACCACACCGCCTCGGCGACCATGCCGTAAAGGATGTCGGTCAGGAACGTCTGGCAGGATTTGAGCTGCACGAGGACGGGGGACATCCACAACCCGACCGCCTGCGCGTAGGCGAAGGTCGTGAACAGCACCCCGTAGATGTCCACCACCTCGTAGATGTTCGCGATCTGATAGATGTCGTTGTCGCCGAGCCGCTCCAACGGGAACCCAACGCCGTATTTGGAGTTCGTCAGCACGTCTACGATGATGTCGTGCGGGTTGGCATCCTGCGGCGCTCCTTGCGGCGCGAAGAACCCGAACTTCGTCTCGAAGTTCATGCTCGGCAGATCGGGAGACGTGCCGAGCGGGAACGGGGCCGCCGCCACGTACGCAATACCGCGGTAGGCTCGCGCATCAGCCGGATGGGCGGAAACGACGTAGCTCCACGCCGTCTGGCTGTACGATCCAGTGAACAGGCCCAAATTGAACTGGCCGAGACCGCCGACGTTCTTCGAGTAGTAGCAGTTGCCGATCCCGACGATGGGCCCCTCGCACAGCCCGGCGATGACGGTGGCCTGGTAGGTAGTCTGCGTCTGCGCCCCGCCCTGGCTCGGCGAGAAAATGTGCGTCACCCCCTTGCCGCCGCCACCGCCGGTGGCCTGCTGAATCTGTATCGACTTGAAATCGTTGTAATAGATCAGGTTCGGCGCAACCCTCGCGGTCCCCCACCCGATGGGGATTGGAGTGCCCTGCACGGAAGTCTTGACGCGCAGCGACGTGGCCGGCGGGACGGGTTTGGAGGCGCGTGGTGATCCACCGAAAAGAGCGGCCATGCGCTGATCCTTACCACAGCGTGAAGAACTTCACCGCCGAGGCCAACGCCAAGTTCGTCTGGTCCCCGCGCTCCTCGAACACGAGCCCGGCGCCCATGTTGGCGTGGATGATCCAGGGCCAACCCTCGGCGAGGTCGAACTCCTTGACGTGCTCGGGCCAGTCGTGCGCGTTGATGATGCCGCCATGGCTGAAGTCTCTGGCGATGTGGAACATGGCGATGTCGCCTGGTCTCACTAGCGCCTCTGGTATCTCCCTCGCATACTTGCGGATGTGTTGCAGATATTGCCCGGACGCTCGGTGCAGGTGGGCCGTCGATGAGTAGGCCGCTATCGGCACTTGCTCTATCAACCCGGCTTCCTCGTACACCTTCGCGAAGAATGTGCAATCTGCCGCAATTTTCTTAATCCTGGCGCCGTGGAAGTACGGCGTGCCGATCCACTCGCGGGCGATCTCGACGATCCGGCGGCGTTCTGCGTTTTCGGTCATGCTGCCGTCTCCGGCACCGGAATCAAATCTTCGCCTCCGAAGTTGACGGCATTCGCGAACGTGTTCGTGCACGTCGTGAGCGTCTTGTCGCATCCTGGATAGGCGGTGAACGTGTCGCCGGGGCTGAGCGCGAACGGGAACGGCGCGATGAGCTGCATATTCATCGACGAGTCGAACAGCTTGACCATGCGACCGAAGCCACTGTTGAGACCGCTCGTCATCCTCACCTGACCTAACGAGAAGTAGCCGAGCGGTTTACCCAACCCGGTTGTGGCGATCAACGACTGCGTGCTCCCGGCCTGCGCCGTCCCGTTGACCGCGAAGGACGCTTGCGAGAGAGCACATCCAGCATCGAACAATGTCCACCTGCACAATGACTGCCAGAAGTTCCGCGGCATCAGCAGCTTGAACTGGTCGAGCCACGAGTTGACCGAGATCACGGCCTGGTTGCGCATGCAGTCCACGGCCGCGACGCGCCCGGCGAAGTAGTCCGTTATCACGTAAGTCCCAGAGATGTCGGAGAAGATCGGCAGCGGCGACGTCCACGGCTGCGGCCACGACGCCCAATAAGCCCGGTGAATGTCAACCGTGGCGCCCGCGAGCGCGCCGGCAGCAACGGCAGCGAGCCACGACGTATTGCCGATCTTGACGGGAAACGACGCGCCAGTGACCGGATCAACGTCCACGGGCATGACGTAAACCTGCCACGTGTCCGTGTCGAGGCCCGTCTTCCAATGGCCGGACGCCTTGGTTCCCAACTGGTCGAAGAAAAGCGCCGACGAGTAGATGTTTAAAATGTCCACGGTGCCGCCGAACACGAGGATCGTCGTGTTGCTCAGCGAATCGGTGGAATCTACCTGGCTACCGTTGGCGTTGCCGGAGAAAAACGGCCTCACGAGCCCATCTGCCGGCAACGTCGCCTGCAAGGAACAAAGATACCATCCGTTCCCAGCCGGGGTGATGCTGGCGGCAGCGTTCGTCAAGCTGCCGAAGGTCAACGACCCGAATGTTCCGTTCGATAGATCGAACGTCGCCCGTACGGCGAACGGATCGCCGGGGGCCGAACTCATGTACATCGCCAGGAAGTTGCCGGTTCCGGCTTTGGCATAGAGGCTATATCGATAGGTATCGACGGTAGGTGGGCGTGTGAGGTTTTGACCTATGTACGCTTTCGCGGTGGAACTGCGTTGCCAACTCCATGCGTCGTTCGTTCCGTCCGGCGACAAGCCAGCACTTGCCGTGATGGTACAATTGGTCCGGCCAAATGATGGATCGTTGAACTTGTTGTAGGGCGCCTCAAGCCCACTGGACGCAAAGCCGCCGGAAATGTCCATGTCGGACGTCGTGTAGCGGAGCACCTGGCCAGTCGTGAGCGTGAACTGGTACAGATCGCAGAAGACGAACGATCCCGTCTGGAGCAATGATATCAACCCCGACGGCGCGCCCTTCATGTCACTTGCTCTGCGTCTTGATGGTCGTGAATTTGATCGTCTTGACCTCCCAGAGCTTGTCCATGAACTTTTCTAGGGCAGCCTGGTCGTCGTCGAACCGGCAAAGCCAGTTGAACGTGCCGGTCCACTGCAACGGCGCCGCCGCGGCTGGCGGGCTGTTGAACGTCACGAGCCCCTGCGTGCCGAGCGTGTAGGCCGCGGTGATCGAGCCGCTGATCTTGACGTTGGTGATGGTCGGCGCGAACACGGGTTCGTTCCACGTAACACCGCCGCTGCCGGTCATCGTGCGCGTGAGCGGAAAGGCGACCGTCGTTCCATCCCCGGTGCCGAACAGTTGGTCGGTGACCGATCCGTCATCGACGTCGGTGTATTGGAACACGAGCGCTGAACCGCGCACGCTGTTGTAAAACGCCGCGAGCGTCTGCCATTCGAGCGCCGCCATGCCTTGGCGCGCAGCCGAGTTCGAGTTCAGCGCGGAGTAGGTCAGCTCGTAGCGCCATCGGTTGTACGTCCACAGCGAGATGGGGTTGTCCTGGCCGGACACGGCCTCCTGGTGCAGCGTCCGCTGGGTCGGATACCGTTTCACCGGGTAGGTGAGGCCGCTCAGCGTCGGGAAGATCGGCAACGTCATGGCGCTTCCTCAATAGCCGGGGCGCATCGTCGGGTTGTTGGTCATCATCGAGGCGATCTGCCTGGTGAGCATCGGGATGATCCGCTGCACGCTGGCGCCGTCAAGTGCGCTGATGTTGATGTTCATCGTGACAGGAGTCCCGCCTCCGGCACCACCAGCCGCCGGGTTCTGCGACGCCGGGATGATCGCTTCGCCCTGGTGGACGAGGGCGAGGCCAGTCTGCGGGACGTAAGGCGTGCCGACCTCGAACCCCAAGATGCCGGACAGGCCAGCAAAAAGCGCGCCGCCGATGCCACCGCCACCGAGAGCGACGCCTCCCAAACCTAGCGCTACCTTGGCCGCGGCTGCTTTTTCAAACTCCTTGATGATCTCGATGACCAGGTCGGCGACGATGGCCCGCATCGCCTCAGCCCATGACGTTGTCCCTGCCAACAATCCCTTGAGCTGCGAATTCCATGCGCCGACGATGTCGTTGATCGCCGAGTCCCAAGCTTTTTGATTAGCTTCAGCTTCCTTCTCAATGATCTTCTGTCGTTCCAACGCCGCGGCTTCCGTGATCTTCGTCAGTTCGGCCTGCGCCTTGGCGTACTCAGGCGTCCCCGCCGCATAAAGTTTCACGATGGCATAGGCGGCGTTTGTCTCTGCTGCCTGACGCATGTCGAGGTTGCGAAGTTCCTCCCTCGTCATCTCAGAGTGCGTGATGGCGCCAGTTTTCTCTAGAAACTGCAACCGGTCGGAAGCCTGCTTATACCAGTCGTCCCATGCCGTGATCGACGCTTTCATCGCCTCAGCCTGGCCGGCGAGCGCCTGTTTGGCTCCGAAGTCGAGCGTAGGGAAGCCTTTCTTTCCGCCGCCAGCGCCTGTTTCGCCTTGCAAGTCCAAAAGCGTATGGAACGCGCCGCGCCATCCCTCGACCGTCTTCTCGAAGTCGTCGAGTTGCGCCTTAGCGTTCGACGCAGGCGATCCCGGCGTTCCAGGGGTGGCAAGAAATCCACCAATCCCACCGACCACCGCTCCGCCCAGCGTGCCAACGCCTGGGATGATGCTGCCGACGACACCGCCCCCGATGGCTCCCGCCGCAGCTCCTCCCATCTTCGTTTTAAGGCTATCGAGACTGCTGCCGAGACTATCTATCCATTGTTTGATCTGGAGGACCATCTTCCCGACGAACGACAGTACGTCCAGCGTGAAGTCGGCGATCGCTCCTATGGCACTTTTGATGGTGCCGGAATCGATTCCTTCCAGCCAATGACGTAACGAGTCGGCGACTTTATCGATGGCCGGGGCCAAAAACTGAAAAATCTTGATGCCTAGCCCTTCTGCCGCCATCCCCATCAGCGTCAGTTTTTCATGCGTTTGCGCAAATGCGCTGGCCTGCGCTGAAGTCAATTTCGCGCCAGTTTCGTCTACAGCCTTCTTGAGTTCGTCGTATCCTTCCTTGCCTTTTATGAGGGCGGGAATCAGCTGTTGGACCCCACGTCCGCCGATGGCCATGAGCGCGGCAGACAACTGCATCGACGGCGCAAACTGTCCGACGGCACCTGCCAGCTTTTCGAAATACTCGTCCCCCTTCAACCCGATGAAATCTTTCGCGCTCAATCCAAGGGCGTGCAGCGCTTGAGCAGCAGGATTGAACGAGTCGCGCGTCGATCGTTGGATATTGAGCGACATGCGCTCCAACGACAGCGACAGCCCTTCAAACGACGTGCCGGTCAGCTTGGCGACGCCGGCCAGTTCCCCTGCGCCTTCAGCGGACACACCAAGCGTCGCCATCGTTCGCTCGGTCTGGAGGCCAAGCTCTGCCATGTGCTCAACAAACGACTTAAGACCTTCGAGGGTAAGGGAAATACCGAGTATTTCTGCGAAGCGTTTGACGCTCTCGCCGGCTTTCTTGAACCCTTCCGAAATCGCCTCGGTCTGCTTTTCGGTTTCCTTGGTAAGCGATTCAAGATGGCCTTTGACCTCGTCAAGGCCCTTGATGACATCGTCGATCTTCGCGCCGAATTGGATTTCTACGTCTGTGTCGGCCATCTCACACCACCAGCTTCCCGCCGGTCACGGCGATGAGCCGCGCGAACTCCTCGGCGGTCAAGTATTTGTTCTGCGCTGGCGACGCCTGTTCGTCCGGCGGCTTCATCCCGAGCGCTATGGCGATCGCTTGCAATAGCATGCCGGCTGGCGGATGACGGCGCCAGTAAGCGAAGATCATCCCGGCATCATATAGCGTCATGGCCTCGACCTCAGCCGGCGTGAACCCGCACTCGGTCGCCAGCGCCCCGTAGATGTCCTCCCACAGCTCCGCGTCCGTCAGGGTGCGGCCGGAGCTTCCGGAGGGTTTGCCTTCTGGACGACCCCGGCCAGTTCGAGGATCGCGTTTGATGCTTTGATGACCTCGTCCAAACTTTCTGGTTCCAGCGTGTTGAAGTCCGGCGGCTTGGGCTCGGCGCGCTCCATCGCGATCTGCAAAATGCCGAATGCCGCCGAGACGTTGTCCACGGTGCCAACGCCGTTGGCCGCGTTGAACAACCCGGTTACGCGGCGCAATTCGCCGATGTTGAAGGCGTGGACGGTATAATTCTCGCCGCCGAGAGTGATGGTGGTGGTTTTTGCCATGCTGGGGACCTCCAGACGGCCTTGTAGCGCCACCAGAGACGACGGGTCAAAGATAACTTTACGAAACTTCGGGGAAGACGAGGTTGTAAATTTGGTCGCTCGCGTTCGCGAACAGGCCGAAGTCGAACTCGGGAATCATGAAGTCTTCGAGCTTGAAGGCCATCATGTGCTTCTCGGCCACCGCGACGTAGATGCGCACGACGAACGGCTTGGCGGTCGGTTGGTTCAAGCTTGTGTAATAGTCGAGCTGGAACGTCGGCGTCTGACCGATAAGCTGGTTCGTCACCAGCAAACTCTGCCCGACCGAGGTCGTAGACGTGTAGGTGATCTTGATCGGCGCGCCGCCGGTCACGCCGCTGCCGGTCGTGTCCGCGGCCGAGAAGTTGTAGAGGCCGGGCGACCCGGTCGTTATCGAGTACTTGCCTAGGGCTTCCGACCCGGTAGCGACGCGCTGGAACGGGAGGCCGCTGGTGACGTATCTGGCGCCAAGGTCGGCGTCGAAGGTCAGCGACGAGCCGACCTGCACCGCGGCCGTCGAAGCCGTCGAAAGCGAGAACGTCGAATCAACGTTCCACGCGATCTGGTTCGTCGTTGACGCCGCAACGCCGTAGAACATCGCCGACCAGGCGAGGCCAGAGAGGACCGCGGCCTTGAACTTGCCTGTTCCCTTGATCGTACCCCTAGCCACGACCAGCGGCCACTGTTTCTGGCCGTAGAGCTGCTTGCTGGTCGCCGCAGCCTCGATCGAGAACTCTTGCGCATAGCCGACGTTGATCGGCGACGGGATCGTGATGTCCGTGCGGCTGACGATAAGGATGCCGGGACCGAATGCTGCAAGAGGCACGGACACGTTCGAGTCCTCCAAAGCGCCTTACGGCTCAAGCTTGTTGTTTATCGCAAGCACCCGCCTACACATAGCATTGACGAATGACCGGCTTACGGCAGCATGATCTGGACCGGGATCGTCATCATGCCCTGGCCGCCAGGGTCGATATCCGCCGTCACCCAATGGCAGTCACCCTCGATCCAGCAGTGCGACACGAGGCCGCCGAGCGTCAGTGCGTTCTCCGAATCGACCTGCAGGAACACGTTCTCGACCGCCTCCTGGAGAGGACCGAACACCGTTCCTCCCGGCGTGGTCGCATCCCGTCCGGCTGGCGTCCCCGCGCCCGGGAGTTGAGCGTAAATCACGATCGTCTTGGACATGATGCGCACGGGAGGACGACCACGTCCGCGCTGCTCGACCTTGATGCGGCCACCGCCAAATCCGACGCCGTCGAACAAGAACATCGCCGGCTGCTGGAAGGGTACCGAACCGAGTTGAATGCTCTGGAGCAGGTCTTCCCAAATGAGCAGCCGACGGCTCGTGTAGCGGAACACGCCGGGCACGAGCGCTGCATTGAGCTTCGCGAACAATGCGGTGGCGATCGGTTCGTATGTTGCCAATCACGCCTCCCGAGCGCCTCGCCGAACCGCCTCCGTCAACGACCGAACAATCTCGTTTTCCATCGCAGCGAACGCATCGCGCGCGAAGAACCGTCCCTCGAACCCAGGGTGCATGACGCGACGGAAGGCGACGTTCCGGCCGAGCTTCTCCCAAAAGAAGAACAACGCGCTCGCGTTCTTGGCGATGATCTCATGCGGACTGGTGCCGCGTTCCAACCAGTACGGCAGCATGGCCGGACCAGGGTTGGCGACGACTGACGACCTGCCGTAGAGCGCGGTCGGGTTCTCGACCATCTCGTTCTTGACCGACAGCCGGCGTCGCGTCTTCAGCCGCGTGCTGAGGTTGGAGTCGATCGCCGCGCCGAGGCGCTTGGTGAGGTCTGGGATGGCGCGGCGCAGGTTGCGGCGCACCGATTCGGGGATGCCATCCGGCGAGAACTTGGCGAGCGCGCGGGTCGCATCGACCTGGACGGTGATCATGGGAATGTTTCGCTGGCGGTATCCACGGCATCCGGCGAACCGGGGATCGGCGTCTGCTGTCCTACCGGTCCAACGGGTAGCAAATTATCGAACTCGCCGCGGTTGAAGTCGGGAGGTACGCGGTCGGGATCGGTGGCGACGTTCGTCTTGTCGGTGATCGAGATGCCGCCAGCGTAGGGGACGGCGCCGCGCAGGCTGCGCATCTCGAAGTCTCGCGCCATGTCCATGTAGCGCTTGGTCTGGGCGCTGTACATGATGCGTAGTTCGGCCTGGACCGTGTCCACTTTGCGCGCGAATTGCGCGGCGATGTCGCGGCACAGTTCAGCCGCAGCGCCGTAGACGGTCGAGTACTTGCCGAGCGTGTAGTTGATCTCCTCGTCCTGGAGCTGCTGGTCGCCGCTGAGCACGTCGCCGATCAGGCGACGACACTGAAATAGCGGTGACGTAGCGATGCGGGTAGCGTCGTAGCTCCAAGTCATGTCTGTGCCTGACATTGTTCGTGTGCGTAGAGGGTGAGCGTCTGGCCGTCCGAGGTCGAGACGGTGACCGTGATGATGTAGATCACGCCGGCGAGCATGTTTCCCCATTGCTGGCGCACTGCGGCCGAGGCGGCGCCGTTGGTCGGCGAAGACACGATCGACGAGCTGCCGACCAGGCGGGATGACGGCACACCGTCCGTCCCCGATATCACCGTGCATGTCAAAGCGACCACGGACGTCAAGACTACGCCGACGCCGAGCCA